GCACAAAACAATAACCCTACAACGGGTATCAGATTATAAACTAAGAATTAACAATTAAATTAAATTAAATTATGGCAAAAGCTAACAAAATCACAAAAGAAGAATTAAGTTCAATCAATGCAAACCAAACAGCTGTGCGAAATACCCTGGTGGGTATTGGTGCACTTGAAGCTCAGAAAGCATCTGCTTTAGGGCAACTAAGGCAATTAGAAGAAGCGCTGAACCAAGGTAAACAGGAACTTGAGGAAAAGTACGGACCTATTAATGTTGATCTTAAAACGGGTAAATATACTGTTATAGAACAGGAGCCTGAGTTAGAAACTGTGTAGGTCATGAATATTATAAGAAAGATAAGTATCGGGGCTGACTATAAGAACGAAGCAATGCATTACTCTGTTAACCAGAAAGTTTACGGCGGCCACGAAATTTCTAATATATTATTCGAAGAATCAGATAACTCTTATAACATATACATAACAAAGAACAACGAGAACATGCCATGGAAGAAATTCAATTCTAACATGGCTATCTCAGTTGAGTATGATTTAGAGTACTAATGAGGAGCATATACGATTTCATCGTTGAACCTCTCGGCGAAAAATATATTAATACAGTAAAGGTTGGTGAAGTGGACCTAATAACAAACACTTCCTTAGAAAGTTGGAAACACGTGAATAAATTTGCAAGAGTCTTAGAGACTCCGGTAGGCATTCACACACCTATAAAGAAAGGTGATACTATAGCCGTGCATCAAAACGTGTTTCGTACTTTTTATGATATGAAGGGATTAAAGAAGAGTTCACGCTCATTCTTAGAAGATAATAAATATTTATGTGCAGTAGATCAAATATATTTGTATAAAACGCACGGACCTTGGAAAGCATTAGGCGATAGATGTTTTGTAGCTCCAATTGTCAATAAGGACGATTTTAGCTTAGATAAAACGGAAGCCCTTGTTGGAATACTCAAAATAGATAATAGCTCCTTAAACGAGCTTAAAATGAGTGTAGGCGATATAGTAGGATTCACACCGAACAGCGAATGGGAATTTGTTGTTGATAATCAGCTAATGTATTGCATGAGGACAAAAGACATTGTAATTAAATATGAGTACAAACAAAACCAAGAAGAGTATAATAGAAGCTGGGCGAGCAGCTGTTGAAGAACTAATTAAGGTAGCAAAAGAAAAGATCGTTGACTCTGGCGAGGATATCACCGCAGACAGACTTAAAAATGCTGCCGCTACAAAAAAGCTAGCAATCTTTGATGCATTTGAAATTCTATCAAGAATTGATGAAGAAGAGAACTTATTAGATCTAGAAGCTAAAGGTCCAAGTAAAAAGCAATTCAAAGGTTTTGCAGAGGGGAGATCTAAGTAATGGCATACGAACAAACATTATATAGAGTAGTCAAAGACTACATCAAACCTAATACCATAAAAAAGAAAAACCGTTATGCCAAGTGGGAATACGGTTATGATGCTGATCACGATGTTGTTGTAATAAGCAAGACAGGTAAGATCGGTGAAATATATGAGATTGGTGACGTAATGATTGCGTTACCTAAAAAAGAAGACGTTAAAGACTTAGGGGATAACAAATGGCAGCCAGCCGAGTATCCTAAAGAGCTTAAGAAGATTAAGAGCGTAACTGAGTGGAACGCTTATCCCAATACATTTAAAGAACAATGGCATCCATACATAGATATGGAGTTTACTAGAAGAGATGAAGGATTTTGGTTTATTAACAAAGGCAAGCCTACTTATATTACTGGTACTCATTACATGTACCTGCAGTGGAGTAAGATCGACATCGGTCTTCCCGACTTTCGAGAATCGAATAGATTATTCTACATTTTCTGGGAGGCATGCAAAGCGGATAAAAGATCGTACGGTATTTGTTATCTTAAGAATAGAAGATCTGGATTTTCGTTCATGTCGTCGGGAGAAACAGTTAATGAAGCTACGATATCATCAGATGCGCGATTCGGTATATTATCCAAATCCGGTGCAGATGCGAAAAAAATGTTCACAGATAAAGTTGTACCTATATCGGTAAACTATCCGTTCTTCTTTAAACCAATACAGGACGGTATGGATCGTCCGAAAACAGAGCTAGCTTATAGAGTACCTGCTTCAAAGTTCACACGTAAAAGCGTAAGTGAAATATCTACAGAAGAGGAGCTTGACGGACTAGACACAACCATTGACTGGAAGAACACAGGTGATAACAGTTATGATGGTGAGAAATTAAAACTATTGGTTCATGATGAATCAGGTAAATGGGAGAAGCCTTCCAATATACTTAATAACTGGAGGGTTACAAAAACCTGTTTAAGATTAGGTAGTAGAATTGTAGGTAAGTGTATGATGGGTTCAACATCAAATGCTTTAGACAAAGGAGGAGCGAACTTTAAAAAATTATATGACGGATCAGATGCATCGTCAAGGAATAAGAATGGACAAACTAAAACTGGTTTGTATAAGTTATTTATTCCGATGGAATGGAATTACGAAGGGTTTATTGATCAGTATGGTCACCCCGTGTTTGACACTCCTACGACAGAAACATTAGATCCTCAAGGTGATATTATCACCGAAGGTGTTATACAACACTGGGAAAACGAAGTAGAAGGTTTAAAAGACGATGCAGATGCATTGAATGAATATTATAGACAGTTTCCACGTACTACGCAACATGCGTTTAGAGATGAAGCGAAACAATCTATATTCAACCTAACAAAGATATACCAGCAGATTGATTTCAATGAAGACTTGAATAATCAGCACATGGTAACTACAGGAAGTTTTCAATGGGAAGGTGGAGTTAAAGATACAAGAGTTATCTTTTACCCAAACAAAAACGGTAGGTTTAAAGTATCGTGGGTGCCAGATCAAAGCATACAGAACAACATAATATCAAGAAGAGGTAACAAATATCCAGGAAATGAACACATGGGAGCTTTTGGATGTGATAGTTACGATATTAGCGGTACTGTTGGTGGCGGCGGAAGTAACGGAGCATTATCTGGATTGACTAAGTTTTCAATGAGTGATGCACCACCAAACCATTTCTTTCTTGAATATATTGCAAGACCTTCAACAGCAGAGATGTTTTTTGAAGATGTATTGATGGCTATCGTATTTTATGGTATGCCAATATTATGTGAGAATAACAAACCTAGATTGCTTTATTATTTAAAGCGTCGTGGTTATAGAGGCTATTCGATGAATAGACCTGATAAACATATAAATAAATTATCTGTAGCTGAACGAGAAGTTGGTGGTATACCGAATTCAAGTGAGGATATAAAACAAGCACACGCTGCTGCAATTGAAACTTATATAGAAGATTTTGTAGGTGAGAAAGAAGATGGATATGGTGATATGTATTTTCAACGTACGCTTGAAGATTGGGCTAAGTTTGATATATCGAACAGAACAAAGTACGATGCATCTATTAGCTCTGGTTTAGCGCTTATGGCTTGCAACAAACACAGATACAGACCTAACAGTGAAGTAAAGAGAAAGTCATACGACTTAGGATTTAAAAAATACAATAACAAAGGAGGATTCTCCAAAATAATTAAGTAGATGAATATAAGCACAGGTTATAATAGTTCATTTCCTAATCAGGTGGTACCAGATGAAGAGAAAGCAACTATTGAATATGGTTTACAAGTTTCTAGAGCTATTGAACAAGAATGGTTTTCATTCGGAGGTAGCACATCAAATAGATTTAACTTAAACTACAAAACGTTCAACACGTTGAGATTATATGCTAGAGGAGAACAGCCGATGGATAAATATAAAGATGAGCTTGCTGTTAATGGCGATTTATCTTATATGAATATTGATTGGACACCAGTACCTGTACTAACTAAATTTTCTAATATTGTTTGTAATGGTATATCTCAAAAAGAGTATGATCTTAATGCTTATGCGCAGGATCCTGACTCTATAGCTAAGAAAACACAGCAGCAAGAAGATATCTTGTTTGATATGAACCAACAAGAAGGTATTGCTGTAGCTAAACAAGTATTTGGTAAAGATATATCAAAGTCTGGATTATCTGGAGATCAATTACCAGAAACACCAGAAGAGCTAGAGTTATTCTTACAATTAAAACCTAAGATGGCTATTGAAATAGCTGAAGAGGAAGCAATAAACACGGTGTTTGATGCTAACAAATTTGATAATATAAAGGAAAGAGTTGATCAAGATCTTGTTAATATAGGTATTGGTATAACTAAAACATCGTTTAATAAGTCTCAAGGTTTAGTCGTTGACTATGTAGATCCTGCAAAATGTGTATGGTCGTATACAGAAGATCCTTACTTTAGCGACTTATATTATTTCGGTGAAGTAAAACAAATAACACTATCTGAGCTTAAAAAGGAATTTCCTAACGTAAGCGATAAAGATTTAGAAAGAATACAGAAATCACCATTCAACGGGTCAAATGTTACAGGACTTAGAAATGATGATAAAGATTCTGTACAAGTATTATACTTTGAGTATAAAACTTTTATGAATCAAGTATTTAAAATTAAAAGAACAGCTACAGGATTAGAAAAAGCTGTTGAAAAAACAGATCAGTTTAATCCTCCAGCAAACGATAACTTTGAAAGAGTATCTAGATCAATTGAGGTATTATATCAAGGAGCTAAGATAATGAACACTGATATAATGCTTAAGTGGGAATTAGCTGAGAA